CAACCTACTTTTTTTTTAATAATTGGTTAAATTGTTTGCCATAAATTCATAACCGTTGCAACATACTTTTTTTTCCGTGACAATTTCGACATAATGCAACTAAATTTGAAGTTTCGTTTGAACCTCCATTTTGAAGTTCAATTACATGATCAACCTCGAAAGTAGCATCTAATTGATTATGACAATGGTCACATGTCCAGTTTTGTGAAGATGCGACATATTTTTTTTTGGTTTCACTTACGGAACGTTTACAATTTTGTTGTATTCGGGTCGGTCGAAGAACATTATTTTGGTTGGTTTGTATTTGTGACTGACTTGTCAAATTGAAAAGAGGTGTAATTAAATCTTTACTTGATTTGTCTATGGGTAAATAGCGCACTGCACCGACAGCGTGTTTTATCATATTTTCCGATTCATTCGGGTGTTTGTTGAGAAACATATACAGAGATAATCCAGAAAACATTATACCTAGCATTTTTAGATATTTTGTATTATGTTTAACATATTTTGAAATTTTATTATCTGTATATGTGTTGTAAACTAAAAACACAGTTGCGCATAAAATTATAATTCCGTATCTCATATTTATTCTACACTGCGATAATATATAAATATCAACAATAAAAGTAATGTTGTAATTGTCAATCTATATATTGTTATTCTATATCGATCTGTAAGATTCATTTTATGATGTTTTCTTTCGTATTCCGATTTTAGATTAAGTGATTCTTGATATCCAATTTCAGGTTTATGTAACATACTATTAACTTTATTGTGTATAAAATGCATCCATTTCATGAGTGATTTTCGCGTGTCTAAATATGCATTTACAGGATATTCATCTAATATACTAGCGAACGTATCACCAATGGAATTATCAGGAATAAATATAGGTATATTTTGGATGAATTCATAATATTTTTTCCTTGACACTTCAGTGGGATACTCCGGATAAGTACTTGCAATACTGTGAAGTACATACCAATAATGAGGACCCCATACATTTGGATTCATTTTGTACTAAACAATATAAAAATATCGCACCAAATGTACGAGTATGAAAAAGGTAAATAAACAGAAGATACATTTTTGTAATAATTGTGGTATTTATGGACATACCTTTAGTAAATGTAAACAACCAATTACCAGTATTGGTGTAATTGCATATCGAATGAATCCATACAAGAAACAAATTGAATATTTACTTATAAAACGCAAAGATTCATTAGGATTTGTGGATTTTATACGAGGAAAATACAATATACGCAACATATATTACATTCAAAATATAATTGATGAAATGACAGTGAAAGAAAAGCAGTTTATTCTAAACAGCGATTTTGATAGTCTTTGGAAACATATGTGGGATTACAGAGATATTGGCAATAAATACCAAAGTGAATATACACAGTCTCAAAATAAATTTAACGCAATTTCACGAGGAATCAAAATGCATGGAGATACCTACACACTACACGATTTTATTCGTAACAGTCATACAGGATGGAATGAAACAGAATGGGGATTTCCAAAAGGTCGTCGAAATTACAAAGAAAATGATATTATGACCGCTATGCGTGAGTTTGAAGAAGAAACCGGAATTCGATCACATTTATTGTTTCAAATTCAAAATTTATTGCCATTTAGTGAAGTATTCACAGGTTCAAATTTTAAATCATATAAATCTAAATATTTTCTATGCAATATTCGATATGAAGAAACGGACTTGTTTAATATACAAAAGTGTGAAGTCAGTGACATAGGATGGTACACATACGAAGAAGTTTTGCAAAAAATAAGAATCACACATGAATCAAAAGTAGATGTGATACGGAAAGTACATCATTTTATTCAAAACGCAATAATATTATTCTAAGGATATGATAAGTATATGTCTTCTAACGAGACTATTGAAGAATTAAAAAACAAATGGAAAGCAAAAATAACAAAAGCGATTAAATCATTGGATTACGAAAACGAAAAAGTACAGAATTTGTTAAAAGAAAAAGAAGATATTGAGATCGATATTATGACTTCAAATAAAACAAGTAATAACGTGTATCCATCTATTTTAGACAAAAACTTTAACAATAAAATTGCACAAAAGATAGAATTCAATGAAAATAAATATCCAGTCATTGATTACACTTCAATCGAATCTATCGCTAATGAGCACTGTTCTTCGCGTAATTTTGAATTGGCTCCTCACCAAATTTTTATACGGAATTTTTTATCCCATCTTACACCCTACAATGGATTACTGTTGTTTCATGGTCTTGGAACAGGTAAAACATGCTCTGCTATTTCTGTATGCGAAGATTTACGTCATTACATGAAAAAGTTGGACATAAAAAATAGAATCGTAATTCTTGCAAATCCAAATGTTCAAGTGAATTTCAAAAAGCAATTGTTTAATCCTGATAACTTAGAAAAAGTAAATGACATATGGACAATGACTGGATGTTTAGGACAACGATTATTAAAAGAAATACCATTTGTGGATTCACTTTCTAAAGAAGATGTGATAAAACAAATAAATGTCCTGATTAAAAACAATTACAATATTTTGGGCTATAGAACATTTGCAGGGAATGTCGCAACTTTAAGAAAATCAATGACTAAAAAAGCATTCAAAAGAAAAATCGAACTTGAATATTCAAACACTCTCATTGTTATTGACGAAGTGCATAATATAAAAGAATCTATTAAAGAAAAAAATATTGTTGCAAGTATACAGGATGTCATTCATTATTCCAAACGTTTGAAACTTATGTTTCTCTCAGCTACTCCTATGTATAATAGTCACACTGAAATTGTTTTCATATTGAATCTATTGAATATAAATGATAAACGCCCAATGATAAAAATAAATGACATTTTTGACAGTAATGGCAATTTTCTAGTAGACGAAAATGGAGAAAATATTGGAAAACAGCGATTGATTGACAAGTCACGAGGTTACATTTCTTACGTTAGAGGAGAGAATGTGCTAACATTCCCGTATCGCATATTTCCATACTACTTTGAAAAAACATCAAGTATCAAAAATGAAACGTACTTGTACCCACTAACACAAATAAATGGTGTTCAAATTGTAGATGGGATCCAATATATGGACATCTTTATAAACAATGCGGATATATATCAAGCCATATGTTATTTGCATCTAACAAACGATATTCCTTTACAAGAAAGTGAAAATGGGGGAGGTATTGGATGGAAATACATAACAAAACCATTGGAATGTTTGAACATTGTATATCCAAATAAAATGATTGATACGTATATAGAAAAATACAAACACGAATCAGATTTTTTGGAGTTTGACAATTTTCCACAAGTAAATGTAAACGATATTATAGGACAAAAAGGATTATCTTCGTGTATGCAATTTTCAAAACAACTAGGTTCGTTCAAATATAAATCAAACAAAGAACATATTTTTAGTCCTGAACATTTACCAAAATATTCTTGTAAAATTCACAAAATTGTGCAGTGTATTTTGAATTCAAAAGGAGTAGTGTTGGTATATTCTCAATATATACAAGGTGGATGTATCCCAATTGCATTGGCACTAGAATCTGTAGGGATTACTCGATACAAAAACAAATCATTGTTTAATAATCCACCAGTTGAATCGATTGATGTAAACACAATGAAACAAAGAGAAAATAATTCTGATTTTAAACCAGCAAAATATACATTTGTGACAGGTAATCAATATTTATCAAAAGATAGTTCTAGAGACATTGATATAGCTACAAACGAGAGAAATGTAAATGGCGAAAATATTAAAGTGATTATTATTTCAGATGCTGGTTCAGAAGGAATAGATTTCAAGTATATTCGCCAAATTCATATATTGGACCCATGGTATAATAATAATAAAAACGAACAAATTATTGGAAGAGCTGTTCGTTATTGTAGTCATTCTGCATTACCTTTAAACGAGAGAAATGTAGAAATATACTTACACGGAACTAAAATAAATGAAAGTCGCATCGAACCCATTGATATGTATGTACATCGTTTGGCAGAACAGAAATCCAGAAAAATCGGCGAAATTAGTCGTATTTTAAAAGAGAATTCTGTTGATTGTATTTTGAATACAAATTTAAGCCAAATGAGTACAGATATAGTGAAACAAACAATCGAATTGAAATTGTCAAGTGGAAAAATTATCAAATATGATATTGGAGACAAACCGTTTACATCAAATTGTGATTATTTAGAATCGTGTCAGTATACGTGCAAACCCAATGTAGATTTAACCATGCTGAACGAAAAAGATAAATCTACCTATCGTAAAGAATATATTGGATTTTCAAACGATAAAATTATTCAAACAATCAAAGAACTCTTTCGCACCAAGTTCGTATATTCTTATGACGATTTGAAACTGCAATTAAATACGCACAATGATTACACTGATTTGCAAATTCGGTATGCTCTAAATATTCTTACAAAGGAAAAAAACGAATTTGTAAAAGACATGTTTAATCGGGTGGGTAAAATCGTTGTTTTTGATTCATATTACATGTTTCAACCAATTGAAACGAATGCTCCTTTAACTTACTTTGAAAGATCAAGACCATTGGATTATAAACCAAAAAGTATTATTATGGACATAGCAAAAATTAAGAATGATGTTACTGTATCTACAGAAAATGTATTTGACAATATGGTGGTTAAATATAACATTACACAAAAACAACCAATAAAGAAACCGAATTTCATGAACTGGTATGAGATTGCTTATTTTGTAATTCCAATCTTTGCTGGAAAAATAAATTTACCGGAAAGTACGGTATTACACTATATTATAGAGCATATGTTTGACTGTTTACATGCAAAAGAAAAACATTTTGTGATGAATGAACTTTTCGTTAAGAACTACCAACATAATGCATTTGATGATCAGCTAAAGTATTTGAAATCATACATAAATAGAGAATATGTGATTCAGTTGAATTCAACAAATTATTTT